GCATGACTGCTTCCTGCGGTAGTTGCGACGTCTGTACTTTTTAGGCCACTTCTTACGTAGCCTGCTGCACTAGTTGCCATAATAAAACCTCTCTATTATGTATTATTTAAGGTAATTTGCTCCCAAACCTGCCTCCAGAACTCATTATACCCTCCCATATCTGATCCTCATCAGATCTTTGGATAGGCTGCTGACCCTGTAAGACACCTGCGGTTCTAGGAACTTGTTTTGCTGCTTTTACGGCATCCAATGAATTAACATTAGCATTACTACTCCCAGATTCTTCTCGCCAAACTTTGACAAGAGTCCCGAGACTCAACTCACTGACAGGATTTGTCGACCACTGCATGAAATCATTCAGTTCAGATTCATTGAGTTTATGACTGCCTTTTAATTCATTAACCGTATTGTTCATAGCTACTTGTTCATTCATTTGTCCAAGTTGCTGCTGAACGACCCTATTCACATTTTCCTGCTCCTGCTTTGCACGGAACTGGTAACTTGGTGAATCGGGTTTGTAGTAAGCATCCCAAGGATTAAACTCCTCTTCGGAGAGCGGTATTTGATTACTTTCCGTATTCTTAACTTCAATTTGCTGCTGAAGGTTTCTCATCTGCTCCTGCACTTCTCGTACATTACTATTCAGCTTCTGAGATTCAGCCTGTGATTTATCATACATAGACTGAAATTTCTTAGCTTCATCTTCCCATTCAATATGCGAAGTTTGAGGTTCCACTTCAGATGTCGGGATATCTTCATACCCCTGATTTTCAGCAATAGCTTCGTCAACTTCCGGATAAGTTACTTCCTTATACTCGCTACCATCATGACCCTCTGCAGTTTCACGAACAACATCGTGTCCGCTAGTTTCTGAAAAGGGGATGGGTTTGGCTTCGGCTTGTTCCATTATTTTTTTTCCTTTCTACAATGTTCCAAATTCTTCTTGAGCTTGACCAAGACCTTCTGAAAAATCTTCCATACTAGGTCTCAATCTCTCGACTTCGGACTTCACTGCGTTTGCAAGCTTGTTAGCTTGTACTTTTTGATCTGCCTTAGCGTCTGATCCTAATCCCTTGAGTTCGCTCTTGAATTTTTCAAGTTCTACTTTCTTGCGATCAGATACAGACTCCCTGCGTGCTGTTTGAAGGTCACCCTTCAAATCTTTGTTTTGTTGTGATAATTGCTCAATTTGCTGTTGCAATTGTGCAATCTCACTCATTCTTTGAATTACACCTTCCTTATCAAATATTTCAGGATTGTGTTTTAATACTTCTATTCTGTCAACAATGCCCATCTGATATGCTTCCATATAAACAGAAAGCTCTGCCCATTTGCTGGACGGCAATGTTGAACCTGCTTCAATACTTATATCGTGCTGATCTATTCTCCATCTTTCTTTTGCTATATCCATAACAGAACCGGAATAGTCATCATAGTAATTAACCATTACTTCATTAATATTATTATTTGCCTGAGCTAAGCGGAACATCTTCTGATAAACATAATGCCCTTTGCATATACCATAAAGAACCTGTCCAAGCCTCCTAATGCTGTATTCAATATCTCTTAACTTTGACTTAGGACGTTCAGAACCCTGAGCAATCATACGTTCAGTACCACGAACAGTCTCAGGAGCTTTATCGGCAACGCCATGCATCAACTCTGGAAGCCCAAAAGCAAAATCAATATAAAATTCACAAGTCTGGATAAGCTTATAATACTCTGCAGCCAGCGGCACCGGAGCTGGGAAGTGAGGTTCTCCCTGAGAACTGTCAACTTCTATAACGGCATTTGGATTAGCCCAATCTTTTTCCAACTGCTCAATATTATCAACACTGCCCATTGGCACAAGAAGTTTCAGACCCGCAGAGGCTTGTGCGTGAGACAATGCAAGAGACCAAAGTTTATTGAGTAACCTTTGTGTCGGCTTTACTCGAGAAACGTCTGATTTCGGATACGGTGTTCCTGTGTATATATTAGGTAATGGTACTATTGGGTATAAGTCAGTATTTAGAACACTTTCATATAAAACAACCTCTCCAACCGATGCAACAACAGCTATACGGGTCTGCATAACTTCTTCAAAATCCATAAGGCCACGTTCAAGGACTTCAGGGTTTTTAGCCATAAACTCCTGAAACTCATCATCATTCATAATGAGTTCATTACCATCCGCAGCACTTATTACACGATAATATGGTACTTTTATTTTATAAAATCTTTCAAGGATTTGGTATCTCTCCATAGCTGCCCATTCCAAACCTTTTGCTTCGGCAGGAGTAAATACATTTATAGTATTTTGATTCTGGGCATCTGGGTAATCTTCATCAGTATAAGAACTCAACTGTTCAAGTATCGTGCGTTCCTGATCAGCATCTTCAGATTCAGATGCCATGCCAAGTTCAGGATAAAGATTTAATATTTGGTCGCCAGTAAGAATAGTAGATAATATTATATTATCAGCATCATTGAAATATCTATCCCGGCTTGTTGACGGCACATAAATACGAAATGGGTCAACAGATGTAAACTTTACTTCACCCTTGCCAAAATCAGCTTCAGGGTCTATATAAGCGTAAAGATATCCAAGCCCAGTTGTAGAATGATCATGAATAGCCTGTTTGAGCTGCACGTTGCCATCAGATATCTCCCAAACATAACTCATAATAACACGCCATAATTTGGAAACCTTTACATCTGAGTCCTCTCTTGGCAGCACAGTAAATGCAGGCTCCTTAGATGTGAGCATTGCTTTCAGCTTTTCAACAGCAGGCGCAACACGATCCATTGGTACAGCGGCTTGGTTCCTTGATGCAAGATCATCAACCTCATCACCACTGAAATGATTACCGAAATAAAAGTCTAAATCGACCCTAGCATCTATCTCCCAATCAGACCGTGCATCCTTGTAACGCCTGAAAAGCTCTTCGTTGACTTGTGCTCTGGGGTCTTGAGGTATAGGCATGGCTACTTTGTAATATAAAGCAGCAACAAAATATGAGTCAAGAAGTTTTTTAAATAAAATTTAATTAATTCTAGCTCCTGTAAACCAGTTGTATTTCTTAAGAATGCTGCCAGTTTCACGCTTATCAAACATATCTCTATCCATTTTCCCACTCTTTGGAGCTTTAGAGTAGTAATCAGCATAATACAGAGCATCCATTATATCATCATGCTTTGGAAAGGGGTGTTCAAAAAACTCATCAACAATCTCAGTCATATTCCGCTTAATAAAGAGTTTCTTACTATTTACTATTGGCCCCAGCGATGTTTCAAGGCGGTCCTCCTTTTTGATGCCTCCCGGTGGCTTAACTCCTTTAAAGATCCCCGGAAGCAATCTCCTGTCTGCTCTAGCCATCCTATCAACCATATCTCTTACCATCTCCTGTGCTGCTACCGTTTCAATAGTAGCCCTTTTAACAGGCTGGTATTTCTTAGCAATTCTAATAATATGCTGTGGTAAATCAAAGGTTGGTATACGTTCACGAAAATATTCAATCACATAACGGTTCTTTTCTGAATCTATGCCCATAACCACTATAACCTGATAATCCGATGTTTTTGTTGCTGTAGCTGCTATATCAACACCAAGGTAGACATTAATAGGAATATAATCATTTCGTATCTTAATATAGGCAAATCTATCTTTTGAGTGAAAGTTGCCAGTGTAGTATTGTATGCGATCTATTTTGAAAGCAGCACCAGATGTATCACGAGCATCGTTCATATACTCCTGAGCAAACTTATTGACCATGCCAGCTTCAATAAATTCTTGTTTCTTTGCTGTTAGTTTTTTAAGCGGGAACTGATCTTCCCATAATGGCTTTCCATCCTCAATTGCTCTATGGAATGTTAAATCCCATACATATTTTCTATCTTCCTCACTAGCCTGCCTTGATCCATCAACAACCATCTGCAGAAAACTGTCATAGTGTACAATAGTCCCCAACAGCCATATCCAGCCCTCACGGCCCTTTGATTCTTCCAAAGACGGATAAACCGTAGATACGATCCACTTTTTGATTTCATCACGCCTTTCCGGTGTTTTTGTATTTAATTCTGATTCAAAGTCATCCAGTATGATACCAGTATAGCGTACATCAATCTCAGCTCTGCCACGTAAACGCTGAGATGTGCCTTTTGCTATGACACGATCCCCTCTTGCAGTAACAATATCCTTTTCAGTCCATCTCTGCCCAGCTTGGTCTCCAGCCATAGGGCCAAAGTAATAACGCAGTTTTTCGTTATATTCCATATGGCTCTTGATATACTTGATATGATCAATAGCCTGACCCTGCTCCTC